TAAATTCATTCGTGTCGGTTTGCACGACGGGGGCGGGGTCGGAGACGGAGACGGAGACGGGGGCGGAGACGGGGGCGGAGACGCCCGGAAGTGCTCCTTTAACCGGCAAAACTCCAGACTGGAGTGTACGATCAAGACTAGGACCAAAAGCCCCCTGTTCCTGTAATTCACCAGAACCGCGCAACTTGGTTCTAATATCCCGATCTCGATCTTGCGTCTCGGGATATAGCGGAGACCCTTTTCTAGAATACCGGTGCATAAAGTTACCGACAGGTAAAGACATTACGGTGTTCCCCCGATAGCGCCAGGTTGATTGAACAGGTTATACGCCCCATAGAGGCCGGTTAAGGCACCCGCTGTCTGGCCCAAGGGGCTAGTCGTAAGTTGCGGGGTGTTCGCCGTTGTGACCTGCGTTTGGTGCTGACTATATGGGATACCCTTTAACGCCCCAATAGCGAAATTAGTCTGTTGGTAGGGGTACTCACGTTGCTCAACATAGTCCTTATAGGCCGTGTCCAAGCTGGCCTGCTCCAAACCACGTTGTAAGCCGCCCATAGTGGCCAGATCGGTCGCCCCTCGGCTTGCCAGCGTACCTAGTTGACCCAAGGCCGAGCCACCCTGCATACGACGTATTTGGTCAGCTTGAAAGGCTTGCTGTGCGTTTTCATAAGCACCCGCCTGACCGCGCAATAGCGTATCGGATATTGTCATATTACGGTTGCGTTCGTTTTCAGCTTCTAATAGCGCATGTCTCGTGCCGCCAAAGGCACTTGACTGTGCCGCACGAGCATTTTCTGCTTGTCGTTGTAAGTCAAACTGGCGGTTAAGTTCACGAGTCGTCACGTCCGTAACATTACTCTGGTACGGGTTCATATACTGATCAGCGGCGTCTTGACTCCACGTTTGGCCACCGCTCTGGATCATACTAGAAGCGGGGTTAAAATAATCCCCCTGGATATCGCGCATTTGGCCGAAGGCCGTTTGCTCATCTGTGCTGAAGTCTGCCACTCGCGCCCCACCATACGGGTCAAACGGTGTTTCAGCTAAAAACTTCGCTTGGTTAAAGAGCTCCTGACCACCTTCACTAACCCACTGCGGTATCTGGGTGTCCGTAAGTACCTCAGAGGCGCTCGTGGTGTTTGTTTGAATAGGATGGCATAAACCGCCCATGTTACTTCTCCTCTTTTAAGGAAAACAACGCGCCAGACCGTTCAAAGCCTAGTTTCGTATAGAATTTATCCATACGTTCCATGTCGTATTCCAAAACGTGACCTACGGTCAGATCCATATTGGCCGATTGGGCCAGTTTCTTAAATTCTTTCATTAGCTTAAAGCCAGCCGGTGATTTGCGGTGGTCTTGTAGCACATAGAACCAGTAGTCGCCTAAACGCTCCACGTCACTGTACCATTGCGCCTTGGCCTCGCCGCCTATTGATCCCACAATAAAGTTATTGTCACTTACCGCTACGATGACGCCTCCGGCGGCTATGCAACGGGTAACTGTCTCTGTTACCTTGACCCAATCCACGGGGTCTAACGCACGTTCTGGCTCGCTGTGCATTTCAGACAGCATGGCCAGGATGGGACTTATATCAAGTAAGGTTGCTTTGCGGATTTCCAACGGGAAGTCCTCCTAATGCGCCTTGCTCCATTGGCGCGGGTTGTGCCATTGGTACGGGTTGCTCCATTGGTACGGGTTGCTCCATTGGCGCGGGTTGTGGTTGGCCTTGCGGACCCTCTGGACGCTGATATTGTGCGTTTCCGACCACGACGCCATGCAATAGCCGGTTAGGGTCTAACTTATGGCCCTTGAGAGAAGGCAGTCCGCCGAGCAGAACGCTATCTGCCTCGGGGATAATCATATAAAGCAAAACCAAAGCGGCGTTTTTATCTATACCGTTGTCAAGCATTTTCATCTCTTTAGGCGTTAGCGCCTGAAAACGCTCCATGAGCTCTTGCTGCATTTGGGGTAATATTTCCATTATACGCTCCTACCAAAACTTCTTAATACCGAAGATATCGCCGATGCCCTCAAAGACCCCGCCAATGCCGTCACCTACGGCGTCAATACCGTTGCCAATAATTTTACCGAATTGTGCGCCAATCATACTAGTAACAGGGGCAAAGGGTCCACCTAAAAATGCGCCAATCCCCGCGCCAATTCCGGTGCCGATATTGTCAGTCCAGAAACTTTCTTCGCCAAGACGGTCAGTACCGTTTTGCCATAAATCCATAACGCCGCTTATTCCTGCGGCCATTGGTCCTGCGCTCCATGTGCCGCCCCAATTGGAGGCGGCGTCAAACCCTTCGCTCCAGATAGGCTTCATAGGCGCGACTACGGGAGGCGGTAGGTTGGGGGATACCGAAGACTGCATTGGGATATCGGTTTGAGCGTTAAGCATTTGGCTAGACATAGTGTCTGCAAAGTTTGGAGATAATGAAAACGGCTTAGCTGGATCAGTTAAAGAATAGGTAGGCGCACCGGCAGAATCTACCCCCAGTGATGAAGGCTCTATTGTAAAGCCAAGACCCTGATCTGCATTAACAGCGGAAAGAGGCGGGATATTATCTACCATATCGCTAGGCGCTTGCACAGTCTGAGATGGCGCAAAGTAATCTCCAACTTTGCCTGCCATATTGCTGAGATTATCTGGGATTTGCATAATGCTATCGCCAACATTGCTCGCGGTCTTACCTAAATTCGTGCCAAGGTTCACGGCATAGTCGCCAGCATCACTAACGTAATTCATCGTACCCTTTAGCGCATTACCGCCGGGATCATTCAATGCTGCCTTTGCCGCAAGATAGGGGGCCGCTGCGCCAATGGCCGGGGCGATCATATCTAGCATTCCCGGCTGTTTAGTCTCGATCTGAGGCAGACCGCCCGTGCGCTTCTTAAACCCGTCATCTTTAATGGTGCGGTCTTCGCGTTCCCAATTAGGGTAGAAGTTATGGCCAAGGGTTCCGCTACCGGCCAAACCGTACCGCCGAAGGTTCTGTGGTAAAACTCGTTGTTTGGGCCGATATACGTTATAAACGTCACCTATACTCATCGTCCTAGAACTCCTGCATCAATAAGGTCTTCAATCAAAGTGCCAAGTAGGTCTGCCAACTCGGCAGTAGAAGTTGAATCTGCGTCCAATACCCGGTCTTTCGTGACATTCGTCATTTGATAGCCGACTTGTAATGCACGGGCCTGTTGATCAAACACGTTTTGAATATCGTCAATCATACGCTGCATATGGCCAGCGTCATATTGCGGTAGGGCGTCTGGTAGTCTCGGAGGTCTTACAGTCATCGTTCACCCATATCGATTACTCGTATTCTCGGCGTACCAATTCGCCAACCATACCCTACCCCTGAATCACCCCACCTAATCCTTTGCTGTCTTCCATTGGAGCGCACACTTACTTTACCAGTGCTTGTCGTAATTGTATACGGTCCCTTGCTGGTTTCTGTAGAATCTTGAGGGTATCTTTTAGTGAACAGTTTTACGGTCATAGCGCCGCCAGCCGTGGCATCTGGAATAATCTTATCAACTAAAACCAAATTGCCGCCTTCGCCTTTAGCCGTTGTTAATTCCAACGCCCCCGTTTCGATTGATGGATTTAACGCAGAACCGTCATCATCGTACCCATCTTCCTGAGTATAATAAACGCCCGTTGCGTCATAAGCTATTGGTTTATCTAAGAACTTTTCAGCATCTTGCCAGCAAGACCGCGCCATTGTGCCAATGTGCCAAATGTTCTTTTGCGGTTCACCATAACAGTAAGCGGCGTAATGGCTAGGTTCTTCGGCCGATAGGCGGGGATAAAAGAACCACACTTCTTGGAACTTTTTATTCACCGCCACAAAGCACTTGGTTTCGTGATCACGATTTAGGTTGTCAAATACATAGCGGCGAACAGGGCTGTTTAATATGGACACTTGGCCATTGTAGATATAAAAATTATCTTTGCCGATCCAGAAGGTTACGCCGTTTACATCAATAGCCGAAGTTTGGCCCATTATACTAGTATCTTCCGCCAGCAATTTAAACGTGAAAACATACGGAAGACCGGTATATGTTTGTCCATAAAGAGAGGTATCCGTCCATACCAATGTTTGCGTCCGAGTGCGCTCTTGCGCCACAATTCGCGTTCCACGGGTTAATTTGAAACTTCCCGCGCTATTAGTAGATGACGATGTCCACGTGGTATTGGTGCTTTGATCTGTCCAGGCTATTAGCATAGGGTCGTCATTTGCGCCATCGTGCGCCCCATAGGCTAGGACATGCTGTTCTTCCTGTGCTACGGCGCTAAATTTAGCCGTCGAGGGGGCATTAGTGAGGGTTGCGGCCCTTGTACTCGTGCTATAGCCAACGCTTGCATCCCACAGGTACGTCCCCCCGCCCCGCACAGTAGCTATTAGATCCTCGCCCCAATTGTCCAGCGACCAATAGGTTACCTCTACTGATACGTTTGAACCAATTGTCCGGGCTGTTCCCCATGTCGTACTGGCTTGGTTCCATGTTCCCGCGCCCCAACCTAATCCACCGGAGGTGGAGGAGAAACCAGTCGTGATCGCATATTCTATATCTGTCGCTGCACCGCCCCCGGTCGTGGTAGACGTGGCCGCACTACTATGCGTAATTTCATAAGTATTTGTCGTCGCAGAGCTTATCTGATAATTGCCGTCCAGTGTTATCCCACCAACGGCAACGGCTTGACTTATTGTCACCCAGTCGCCATTTACGGCACCGTGGGCGGCGTCCGTAACTACGACCGTAGTTGAGGTATTTGTAACACTGAACGGGGGGCTGGCTACATTGGTGCTGGTCTTTCTGAGGGGCGTAATATCATAAAGTGTGCCGCCTTGGAGGACGTACAGGTGGGAGTGTGTCCCTATGGCGATGAGGTTATCCTCTGTTAGATCGCGCCATACTAAGATATTTCGGGGTACGCCGGAGGCTTGATAGTCTGAGTCCGAGTTCCAACCGCCGAGCTTTTCGGGTAGGTCTTGCCTAAATCTGGTGCGTTCGCCGTCACTATAGCGACCTTCGGTCGAATAGTCTGTCCAGTCCTTAACAATTCCTGGAGGCAGTTTTATGGGAATTGTTTTTTCAGGCATTAAACAACTCCTTCTCAGCCGCACGACGTCGCACAAGGCCTCGTAATATGCGCCCGTTGGCCCTACGCCATTTCCAAAATTCGTTGGCGGCACCTGTATATTCTTTGCGGTTAAGTTTCATTTTTAAAGTACTCGCTTGAAAATTTCCGCTACCGATATTATACACAAAACTGACCAAGGCGCTAAATTGATTTTGGGTTATTGGCACATTAACCAATCTAGCAACCGCGTTCTCAGATCGTCTGCAATCCCTCGCCAGGAATTGTTCCGCTTGTTCATAACTAATGGGCGGATGATCCATAGTAATGCGACGACTATCAAAGCCAAAACATGCACCATAGCCCAATGTAGGTATCCCAGCAGGACACAAGTAAGGATCCAGGCCGGGAGTATTAGGGTCGCCATCAACCAGTCCTTCGAACTTTTTAATAATTGCCAAGCCTTCCTCATTTATCTTCATTCCTCATTTCCTGAATTGTCTCCCGCCAAACCAGAAGGCTAGGATCGCCGACCACATAGCCATGACTTCATCGTTCCATACACTGAGTAGAGCATCTCCCGGATTTATGCCCTTATCCAATAACAACATATAAGTTGTTACTTCTACAGCTATAAATAGGGCCATAAACAGATAAGTGATAACAGGACGTACACTAGCACGGAGAGCGTTAATAACCCCACCCCCGTCAAGAGAGGCATCGTGTTCGTGTATAGTCTCAACTTCTC